ATGATGTACTGCTTGAAAACGTGGGCCTGTGCTTTGGAAGCAGAAAGGAAAATCTGGTTGCGGCCGGTGGTGATGGCATCAATCAGCGCCTCACGGGCAAAGTAGAACGTTGCCCCGATCTGACGGGATTTGAGGATATTGCGGATACGGTGTTTGTTGCCTGCTTCCCACCAGTTACGCTGATAGCCAAACATGCTGTCACGGAAAATATCTTCCAGCTTCTCGATCTGCTCGTCGGTAAAGACGTTCTTTTCTGGCTGGCGTCGTGGGCCTTTATTCCGGTTGGCCACGTTCGGATTGAGATCTGCCTCGTTGCCGCCACCGTTGAATTTGCCGATTCGCGCATGACGTTCGGACTGACGCGCCAGCAGGTCGATTTCTTTAAAATCCCGCCCCTCTTTTTCAGTCTTCATTATCAGCTGGCAGTAACGCGCCGCCGTGGTGAGCTGCATCTGATCCAGCGGCCCGTATTTACTCCACTCGTCGCGTTTCTTCCAGCTGTGAACGGTTGCAGGTTTCTCTCCCAGCATTTCAGCAATGCGGGCGATGCGTAACCCCTGAAAGTACAGGAACATAGCCTGTCTGCGGGGATCGAGGTCCGGGTTGATAGTCGTCGCGTTCATGCCGCCAGACTACTTGTCACCGGAAAGCGCTTCCGCTACTGGTCATTGTGCCAGCACCGCCACAATTGCCCTTCGTTGTTTCAGTCGGTTACAACCAGCAAACATAAAGGCTCTGAGATGTTATGAACAAACTACCGGAGCCTGGCAGATGGCAAAAAAATCGAAGCGTTTCCGTATCGGGGTGGAAGGTGCCACCACTGACGGGCGCACTATTGAGCGTTCGTGGCTGGAGGAAATGGCCGCCAGTTACGATCCGGCGGTGTACACCGCGCTGATTAACATGGAGCACATCAAGGGTTTCACCCCGGATAGTATGTTCCGTCGTTTCGGTAAAGTGGACAGCCTTGAAACCGAAGTGCTGACGGCACCGGAAGCGCTGGCCGGGAAAATGGCGCTGTACGCCTGGATTACCCCAACTGACGATCTGGTCAACTACACGGCGAACCTGCAAAAGCTGTTCACCTCTATGGAAGTGAATACCAAGTTCTCCGACACCGGCAAAGCCTACCTGGTTGGCCTGGCGGTAACAGATGACCCAGCAAGTCTCGGAACTGAAATGCTGCAGTTTAGCGCCAGCGCCAGAAGTAACCCCCTGGCAGGCCGCAAGCAAAACCCTGAAAACCTCTTTACCGCCGCCGAAGAAACGCTGATCGAGTGGGAAGAAGTTCAGGACGATAAACCCTCCCTCTTTGCCCGCGTTGCCGCGATGTTCACCAAAAAAGAACAGAACGATGACGCGCGTTTTTCTGACGTACATCGCGCGGTGGAGCTGATTGCTACTGAACAGCAAAACCTGAGCGAACGCACTGATCACTCCCTGTCTGCGCAGGATGCGCGCATTGCTGAGCTGGAAGCCTCCCTGCAGGAACAGCAGACCGCTTTTGCTGAACCGGAGCAGCGGCTGAGCCAGGAAGACAGCCGCAAAGATTATCGCCAGCGCGCGCCGGGCGGAAACGCACCGGCAGGCACACTGACCAATTGCTGATGGAGCATAAGAACCAATGAAAAAGAAAACCCGTTTTGCCTTTAACGCCTACCTGCAGCAGCTGGCACGCCTGAACAA